ATCTATCTGTCCGACACTGGCTTAACGTACAGAGGGAGGTCAAGGAAGTATGATTACAAACCAGGACATCACTATTTTTAACCTTCGCCTGGACAAAAAAACCCGGAGGGAGGTTTTTATCCCTACCAATATTTCGGAGGTATCATTTGTAGATACGAGATCTTCCGGAGGAACAGCCTCAGAACGTGAAGAAAATCTGCATTTTAGGATCAGGATCCCAGTAAATGCCAGAGTGCAGGATTCACGGACATACATCTCAGAGGACAAATACAAGCTCCTAGACGATGAAGAGGCTAAGAAACATTGGACGTTGCAGAAAGGCTGTTACATCATTACCGGAACCATTTTCTACAATGGAGAATGGAAGTTTGATGATTTTGATTTCAGCAGTGGAGTTATCACATCGTCACGGATCCGGGACTTCCTGGATCTTTTTAAGTATGACCGTGATATCGTTCATGTTACCGAGTATGCAGACAACACCCGGAGGGGGTCCGATGCCGTAAAACACTGGAGGGTAGGTGGCACTTAGTGGCTTTTAAGGAGATCACGACACCGAAAGGCGTTATCATCCAGGGAAAGAACGGGAAAGCAGAACTAAAGTGGGATCCTTCATTTGTTCCAAAAACGAACCAGAAGTTTACCCGGATGCAGAAATTCGTTGATTCTGAGGTGCTGCGGAGATGCAGTCCCAGAGTACCTTTTCAAACTGGAACGTTGGAAAAATCCGGAAAACTGGGAACCACAGTAGGAAGCGGAATTGTGGAGTATATTGCACCATACGCCAGAAAACAATACTGGGACACTTCCGAAACTAGAGCTTATGATCCGAATAGAGGAGCCAAGTGGTTTGAACGAATGAAGGTGGCTGAGAAAGCCGAGATCCTGGAAGGTGCAAGGAAAATAGGAGGATAGCATGGCTAATTCAATCCTGGAGGGCATTGTCGAACATATAGCGGCATGCCCTCTTCTACAAGATGGGGTATTCCGTGTGGACGCCCTGGGGGATCAGGCCGTGGAGTATACGATCGAAACCGGAGTATTTGATCCTGTGATTAAACGATACGTCAACGGGGACGAAGTGAGACAGTATCAATTTAATTTTGGGAGTAGAGAGTATTACTCAATGGATCGGATCCAGAACATCCAAAACAGCGCATTTTATGAGAAATTC